GGCCCCCATCCTGCAGCAGATCTACAACTGGTACACCGGCGAGGGCTGCGCGCGCATCGGCGCGAAGGCGATCTCCACGCGGCTGAACAGCCTCGGCGTCCCGACCAACTCCGGCAGCCTCTGGCGCGCGGACTCTGTGCTGGATATCCTGCGCAATCCGGCAAATGCGGGCTGGATCAAATCCGGTGGCCGACCGGAGACGAAGCGCATTGTCGACGGCGCTGTCGTCGTCAGTCGCCCCCGCACCCGGCAGGAGGATCTGAAGCTTTATAAAGGGCTGCACGACGGCCTGATCTCGCAGGAGCAGTACGACAAGGCCGTCGCTCTGAGCTATTCCAGCGCCAGCCCGCGCGGCAAGGGCGCATGGGGGACCGTTACGAGCCTCGCCGGGCTCGTCCGCTGCGACCAGTGCGGCCGCGTGATGGTGCGCCGTCCGTCGTCCGGCAACCGCCGCGATACGCTCCTTTGTCCCTCCTACGGCTGCACGACCGTCAGCGCGTGGTATGATGATGTGGAGGACGCCGTGCTGGACGCGCTTCGCGGCTGGCTGCGCGAGCTGGAGCTCGGTGAGGCCGCTGCGCCAGATGACACGCCCATGCGCACTGCGCTCGAGTCCTCGATCGCCGCCGACCGCAGGCAGCTTGCCAAACTGGAGGCGCAGGAGGCCCGCGCGTATGAGCTGGTCGAGACCGGCGTCTATACGCCCGAGGTCTTCCTGCAGCGCTCGCAGGCGCTCGCCGCCGACAAGCAAGTCATCGTCGACCGCATCGAGGCTAGCCAGGCCACGATCCATGAGCTGGCCCGTGCCAAGCAGGCCCGCGCCCGTCTGGCCCCCGCCGTCCGCCGCGTCCTCGAGACCTACCCGCTCGCCGCATCCCCGCAGGAGAAAAACGCCCTCCTGAAAACTGTCCTGCAGAAAGTCCTCTACCATAAACAGACCAAATCCTACACCAAATCCGGCAGCGACATGCACGTCACCCTCTACCCCCTCGCAGATTGACGGTTATACATTTATTCGGTACGCATGAATGAATCCCATCTAAATATAGATTCTATAGCAAGCGGAAATCCCTCCTGTTGACAGGAGGGATTTCTTTATTTTGCGATATGCTCATAATACGCCATGAGCTTCTGTTCCGGCCCCGGGCCGTCTTTATCGAGCAGAAACGCCTTTGCCAGCGCGGCGTAGAACTCCGGGCGGTTGAGTCCGAATTCTACCGCGACTGGGTAGTAGTCCGAGTACATCATGTTCATGGCCACGCCCCACGCCCAGCGTGGGACCACAGGCGCCTGAATGCCCATGCTCTCGGCCACGGCTGTTGTCTGTTCCATCGTCCAGTGCGGGCCGGTTGTGCCGTCGGCGTTTTGCATGTTGGCCGTCCACTCTTTTGCATCGCCCTCGGTAAATTCCATCATTTTCGCGGACTCACGAAAATGGTCGTCCCCCAGCTTATACAGCGCGCAGATAGCATTCGCATATACCGTAACTTCTTCTGCGTGGCCCAGCGTCACCGGGCGTTCCATGATCTCATGCAACTGCTCTTTGATCTGCTCAATGTAATGCGCTTTCCCCATATCACGCCTCCTGAATGTACTTGTATAGATTGTCAATATCTTCCGCAACAAAAGTTAGTTTGCCGATAAACGGAATCTTTATCGGGAGTTTTCGTCCATCGAGCCGAGGTCTTGCCTTATTATAGAGCCTGTCAATGTCAATATCCCCGTGCTCATCCATAATTTGCATTGCTTTGACCCACGGGTTATCTCTCAGTACAAGCAGTTGCTCTTTGCTGCCGTCTGCCAGCAAAGACAACCCAACGCCTGCCACAAAGGACCGCACCTCGTCCATATGTGGGGATGCTACTGTATCAAAAAAGCGCAAAATTCCGCGCATGGCCT